GTCTTCTTCGTCGCCGTCGTCCATATTCGCGTGCTCGAGAGTGAGCGCGTCGTCGAAGTAGATAATTGCCTCGCCGTCAAGGACCGTCGACTGACCGTCACCGTGTGAGACGTACACGTCTTCTATGTACGCACCTGGATTGGCGCCGGCGAGAACCAGGCTGCCTTCCTTGATGTTTCCGTGGGTGACGTTCTTCCCGGTCTCCTGGAGCTGATTCGCGTAGATCGAGAGAGCGCGGAGATCCTTGTGGATCACGGCCTTCTTCGCGTGCTGCGCGTCTTCTGTCTCGTTGAAGTAACCGTAAGCGCGAACACCGTCGTTCTCGTGCTTAAGTTCCAAATGACCCAGAACATTTCGCACGCCGGCGTGACCGTGCTGCCAAACAAGCGGGACCGTCTGTCCGTCCTGGTGCTTGAACGCGTGAGCCTTGATGGTGCGCCCATCACTGCACTTCACGTTGTACCGGGTGACGTAACCCGAGAAATCGGGCTTGTCAGCTGCCATTTTGATTTTGCTCCTGTTCAGGGGTGCCAGGGCCTCCGGGAATTGCCTTGACTTGAGGGAATGGCGACTTAGCCGGAAGATTAGGCCTTTGGAGTGCCACTCCGTTTTGCGGCAGTTCACCGTATGCCGCAGGAATGTTCTTGTTCAGCAGCTGATCGGCCTTCGGGTCCTTAGACGGCCTGAAGCCGATGACTGAACGCATTTCATTCGAGGACAGAATCTCGTTCCGAGTGAGCTTGTCAGCGAGTTCGGCGAGATCCTTCATCGTGATGATCCTGAACGGATTCCTGATGTAGGCGACACGTTGGCCTTGAGATCTTGCTGTTCTGGTCAAGAACGTCCGGTTCATAGCCTGAGCTATCGCAGCTACTATCGGTTCAACCGTACGGTTGAAGTAGTCCTGCTTAGCTTCTTCGTTGGCGGTACCGTTCATAACTTCTTCGGTGATCCCCAGCTGGCTGTATAGCAAGGTCGTAAGATACTGAACCTGTACCATCAGGTTGTTCTCTGCCGGCCGGTTTAGCTGGGTAACCTTTTCAGTGCCGTCGACGTAAGCGATCCCGTACTGAGAGCCCTTTAGCTGGAACTCGATTTCCTTAAGACGCTTATTCGCTTCTTCCCGACGCTGCTCGGTCTTGATGACGTAAGGAAGCTGAATAAGAAGATCCAGGGCGCCAGAAGCGCTCTGTTCGTCTACTGAGTCGAGAAGGCCTAGCTTTCGGATTAGACGCTGCAACGTCGAACTTGGCTCATTCATGACCGCATAGAGCGGATTTTCAACGATGGCGACCATGCTTTTTGGTAGCGTAATATCTTGCTTAATGCCGCCCCATTGCGGGTCATCGTTGTAAACACGAACGCGAACATGCTGCGGGTACCATTGAAGTACCTGCCCGACGCGCATCGTATTGACGTCGTATCCTCCGGTGACAAGAGGGTTCAACGTGGTATCAACCGGAACAATCGCGGCAACGCCGTAATCGAATAGCGCTAGAGCAACGTCCTGAATGAAATGCCTGGAAGCTTGGTCGATATTAGCTTCAACGGTAAGACAGTTGTTTAGACCGCTATCTATATCTTCTTGATACTGATGCGTATCGGTATCTACCCGAATATGCTTAATGTCAACCGCTGCGACGTCTATCGCCAAACGAGCATAGATAGCTGTTACGATCGTCTTGTCGTTAAACAGCCTCAGCCGAGGTCTATCTGGACGGTAGCCGTATGACGCTCCCAAATGGGTTGTATCGCCTACCGCCTGCGGATCAGTTCGCGTGTAGACAAACGCGTTCCAGGCGTGCTTCAATCGGTTTGTAAGCGCAGACACATGTCACCCCCTTCCAAAGGAATAGTGAGATGAACGAGTCGACTAGAATCCCAGAGAAGAGCCCAGGAAGAGCCACTTGCTGAGATCCGAGTCGTACTCGAACGCCACGATGTCGCGCTTGCTTGCGGTGGTAGTCAGCGTTGGCGCACTGCCGGCGCCGAAGCTGTAAGCAGTGTCCCACGTCACGGTCCTCGAACCCGTACCGTCCTGGATGACCCTGAAGTTGATCTTCTGGCCATCGGTGGGATTGGTAGGGTTCTTGATCGTCCATGTAGACGCCGTGAGAGTAATCTTGTAGGCATTCCCGAGCGATGCGTCGACCGCTACGTTGTTTCCCGAGTTCGACAACGTCGTTACCACCGGAACAATGGCCGGCGGCGTAGTGTCAACGTCGGTGTCGGTGTCGACTAGAGAAATTGGCGCGCCAGTAGAGTCATAGAAAGCGAACAGCTGAACACCCTGTCCGACTGGGCCGATACTAGACGAGTCGACGATCATCGCCTGAGTGATCTTGTTGTTACTCATTCGAACGAATCCTTGTTGAGCTTGTAGGCAACGAAAGCGTCCATCAATGCCGAGACGTTGTCTATCTTCTGATCCTGGCGTTTCTTAAGAAGCTTACGGTTACCGTTCGTGTCTTCCATGGTTATTGCGTTGCCCATCGCGAAAGTCATAAGAGCTTCGTCGAAGATCAACATTCGCTGCTCGGCAAGAGTTTTTAGCTCGCCGAGAGGGACTGATTCGGTCCTTGCGCCCTGAATGACTTTTTCGATTCCGAAAGGTCCATTCTCCGCTTCCCAGCGCGTGATGAACTCTTTTGCGTTATATGGGTCGAAACCGAACGCGCGAACGTCATATGCGGAGGCATGGATAAATCTTTCTAGATCCTCATAAACCTCCATCATGTCCAGGATAGTTCCATCCAGAACATGGAGGCTGCCTTCGTTGATGAACTCCTCGTACTTTGCCCGCATTGCCCCAGGCAACTTCATAAGCGTGAGACTGGAGATGTAGCTCCGGGTCTTCACCCCGAAAGTTCCATCGCGAAGAGGGAACAAGAACGTAAACGCCGTGAAGTCGTCTCCTTGTGATAGGTCGGCTCCCAGCGCACAAGGTAGACTCCAAAAGTCTCGCTTACGGTGGGGGAGCGTTTCCTCGTAGGTGAAGAAGTATGTGTAGCCTTCCATCGGGATACCGAAACGCTTAGCGAGGATGTCATTGCGTGACGCAGGAGCCTTCTCGGCTCGTTCGACGTCCAACTGGTAGGTTTCATAGGTAACGGTTTTCCCGAGGTTGGGATTTGCTTTCAACCATGTTGCCGGATCGGCTACTTCTTCGAGCTCGTCGAGCTTATAGTGCCAGATGGAAACGTGTGGGGCATAGTACTCGCCTCGGAGGATGTCAGCGAGTTCCATTTTGATTGTATCGCCGCTGCCGTTACGGACGGTACCTTCCGAGCTTACGGCAACGATGATGAAGTCGTCAAGCTTTGATGCGCCTTGCTCAATAGCTCCAATAACGTCCTCACGGAGATCGCCAGAAAGCCATTCATCAACAGACGATACCTTCGGACGAAGACCTTGGAGCTTGTTTATAGCCATGGGTCGTACTTCGAGGATTGAACCAGTAAGGAAGTTCTCAATACCCTTCTTGGTCGAAGCGAGCTTGACTCGGTTTGCCCGAGACCCAGTCGTGTTCTGGAGAGAGCCTTCCGTAAGAAACTTGAACAACGGGCCTCTGGCCCGAGTGATAGCCGTCCTGAAGGGCGACATCACTTCCTCCGCCTGCTTCATTGTAGGCGCTGTGGTGATCTGATGAGTCGTGGAAGTGTCAACAATGAGGAAGTAACTCTGGATGCATTCGACGTACATCGACTTCGCTGCACCACGAGCCACGATCAGGTATTGTTTATTGACAAGGCGTTTCTTGACAATAACCCTAACGTAACGACCACCTTGCCCGTTAGGATTCGGTTCGTAAACACTTCTTTCGACGAAGTAAAACCACGCGAGAAGAGACTCGGCCCACAGTTTGAAACTGTCCAGAAGGAAGAAATCTCCTCCATCGGTAAGCGTTAGCTCATTCTCGCAGTACTTGATGAAGCCGTCGATCGCGTCGCTGTCATAGTAGAAATTTGGGTTTGCGATGAGCTCATCGATGCGGTTCATCTCTTGCGCGATTTCCCTGTTAACGGGGATTTCGCCACGAAGAACTGCGGCACGGAATTGGCCGTAATATTTCGGCGTTGCCGTATTCGATAGGCTCACCGCTCACCTCCTTCTACTTACTTAGTCCGGTAATCAGTTTACGTACTTCCGTGGTGGCATCATACGCTTGCTTACCGGTATTCACTGCGTCGACGCCAGTCTTGACGACGCCCAGACTGGTTTTAACGAACTTGTGACCGCGCTCAATTCGCCCAGGTTGATTCCCGATCAACTGTGAGTACTGACCTTCTAGACGCAAGCGTTCCGTCAAATGTCTCAATTCTTCATTGGACAATGACTTAGTACCGCCAGACTTCGCTCGAGCCTGGAGATCGGCGGCCCTAGTGTGATCCGTGGATGCTACGCTTCCGCCAGAGGCTTTCCGATGACCCCATTTCATACCGAGAACACCGTGATGAGCCAAGAAGGCTTCGACCGAGTCCTCGTGCTTCAGCGAACCATCCGAATTCCAGGTGTCGGGGATCTTGTCCTCGAGATGCAAGGCCTTCGCCCTAGCCATGATGTGCCGGCGAACTTCTTCGGCAGCACCCTCTCCCGAGGAATTCACCGTTTCGCCGACAGCCTGGATGGCGTTACCCAGATCTTCCGCATCCTTCACGGGGTAGCGGCCACCGGGCATTGCAATGCCCAACTTGACGAAGGTCTTTAGCTGGGCGGCATTGTATTTTGTCACCGCCGTGCTCCCTTCGGGCTGGTTAGATCGCCGGGAACCAGTTGACGGTCGGCGCCGAGCTGTAGGTGATCGTGAGCGTTCCGTCCCTGCGCACGTAGATGTGGCCGGTGGTGAGACCCGTAGCGACGCCATCGACGGCGATCACAGTCACAGTGCCGCCGGAAACGTACACACTCTGCGGGACGCCCGAGGTGTTGGTCATCGCGACGGTGGAGGCGGCAAGCGAAGGCGCGCCAGCCCACTTGCCCGACGGCCAGCCATCGTTGCGTGCATCCTCGAGGGTGGCAAGCTGGTCGAGATCCATTTTTCCTCACTTCATTTTACGTTGATTGATTACGGGAGGTCGGAAAGCAACGCAGCTGAGCCAGAAGCAGCCAGACGCGCCGCGTAGTGCGCCGATACCCTAGCCGAACTGAGTTCCGCAGAATATTCCGCATAAGCGCAGAAGTTTCCGGTCAGGTTGTCGGTTGACGGCGCGCTTGCGCCACCCCACCAGTTGTTGACGACGTTCAAGCTGTATCCGACGTCAGTCTGCTCGCCGCCGGAGGCTGTTGCGGCGGTCGTGGCGCTCGTTGTGGTAGCGACCTGTACACCATCAACATACAGGAACATGTTGTGTGATGTGTGGTTGTACGTAGCGACCACGTGATGCCAGTTGCCGTCGTTGTATGCAGCAGCACTCGTGCAGGATGGAGAAGTACTTCCGTTCCACATAACGAACGTGAGCTTACCGTCCGTACCTGCGACAACTGCAGCATTATTCTTGCAGAGCGCGAGAACACCGCCACCAGTGCTGGACGTGGTCTTGAACCAGACCTCGGCCGAGAAATCGGTTGTGGTATTCTGAAAGGCGCCGGAGACTCTGGCAGTGGCTCCGCTGAGTGCGACCGACTTGGTTGTGACGACCCCGGGTACGCTTGACTGGTTGACCGTGGCTCCGGTCTGATACGTGCCGGCGTGGCTGTTGCCGCTACTGTCAGCAGCACTGGTTCCGGACGTTTCGTTGAGCAGCCAGAAGAAAGACGGAGTATCTGCAAGGACCGTCGCTGAATATGTCATGTGTGATCGGCTTCCAGGGAGAACGAGTTTATCTTAAAGAACTGATCCTGTGCACCCGTTGAGCAGATCTCCCAGCCATATCCGAATGCCGTAGCATTGCTGTTCTGCGGCAGATATCCGTTGTCCATCATCCACTGCAGTATCTCGAGGATATCGATCGTGCCTGACTGCGCATTCCAGGAATTGTTTGACGGATGCCACACATATTCCGCCGCGCCGTACAGGTTGAGATCCCAGAGCCTGACTTCGGCGCCGTTATGACCGCCGAACTGTACGCCCTTGACCAGAGACGTATTCTGCCACAGGTTGAATCGCGCGAGGTCGTGCTGAATCATGACCTCATTGGCCCAGTTGTTGAACCAGAGGTCGTATGCTGCCCAGCACTGACTTCCCGCATTCGGATGCATTTCTTCGTCATATGACGAGACGATCTTTGAGAAGTTAGCGAGCGGCTTCTCATCGAACCAGACGCCAAGTGACGGATATGCCGACACCGACGTGTTCCCTGCGGGGAAATTGGCGACAGTCCACCAATCAGTCGGGTCTACTGCCTGAAGATGCGATGCCCAGCCAGGGACCGGGTTCCAGACATTGTTGTTGACCAGAATCGGCCTAGTTCCGCCAGTAATTCCAGACACTGTCGCATAGGTCTGTTGACCTTGTGCAAGAGTCGTGTCCAGTGTAAGGGTCGGTGTCTGATTGACCGTCAGCGAAAGTGTAGCGGTTCCGACCTGATCAAACACGTCAGCAACGTCTACCGTGATACTGACGGTTTCTGCCTGCGTCGGCGTTCCGGAGATCACGCCTGTGCTCAGGAGATTAAGGCCTGTCGGCAGAGGATTAGAACCGGAATGTAGCGACCAAACATACGGCGGTACGCCACTCGCAGCTCTAAGCTGAACCGAGTATGGCTGGAGCGTATTACCGGCCTCCAAAGGAGACGTCGTCGTGATACTCGGCGGACCAGGGGGACCAGCATTGGCCGATTTGAACGTGGCCATTATGCCGTCGCCGCCGGCGAACACGTCCAGAGACATACCGATCTGGTTTGTAAAGCTACCAGTAGATCCGAGGACCCCAGCTACGCCAGCGAAATACTGACCATAGATGTCGTGGTCTTGAATCAGCGGGACGTCCAGCGTGTTGCCGATAGAATCACGGAAGTTCGTGAGACTTACGGTTCCGCCAAGGTTCGATCCGTTCCACCAGCCCGTTCCGACAAGAAGTTCGTTCGGGTGTGCGTCGGCACTCGGGAATGACGCGATCCATGAAGGACCACCGTCGCCGGCCTCGAATATGTTCTGATCGAGTGGGTCGGCGTCGGCTACAACGTTGGCCCATTCCTCGGCATATGCGAACATGATCGTGGAAGATCCGCCCGTGAAATCCGGAGCGGTTTCTGCCGCGGAGCAGTTGTACTTATACGCCAGTGCGGCCCGGCCGTTACTACCGCCAAGCACAGTCCAACCCGGAGCCGTCGTTGCGATAGGCCCATGGTTAGATGCTATGTGGACAAGTAGGAGACTTCCCTCAAGCGTGTCAGATCCGAACACCGGTGTGATCAGCGATTCCTGACTCTGGACAACTGTTCCGCGGTTCACCAACGTGATTCCGGCACCGCTTGTTGGTTGATTGCCGGTTATGCTGACCGCTGCCGAAGCAGTGGAACCAACGCTGTCTGTTACCTGAACCGTAAATGAACCGGTCTCCGAGGTGTTGAGGCTTCCCGATATAACACCATCAGGCGTCATGCTCAGACCCTGTGGGAGTGATCCAGACTTGAGAGCCCACGTGTAGTTAGGCCATCCGCCAGTGGCCGTTAGCTTGATGGAGTACGGCTGATCGATGATGCCGTCGGGAAGATTAGTAAACGGGATCTGTAGGTCCCCGCCGCTCTTAGCGCCGACGAGCTGCCAGTTGTGCCCATCCGACTGAAAAGTCACGAACTGCTCAAAGGTCTCAAGCGGATATGAGCTAAAGCCGGCGTCCATCACCTGGCTGTGCGATGTGACGACAGTCGCCGTGGTGAACGGTTTGACCAGCTTGATCGTTACCGGTGTTGAGCCAAACTGAGTCGCGTTTGGAAGAGTTACGACAACATCCAAGCCATTAACGAGGACGGTCGTCTCGGAACCATCGAGAACTGTCGACGATGTGACAGTGATAATCTTAGGCGGGGTTACGCCAGCACCAGCAGATCCCTGCGGGCCTTTGATGTTCCCGATCAAAACCTTGCCCATTAGACCTTCTTCCAAACATCGCCGGTGTCTTTGTCGTAACCGATGTCACCGGTAGCGGCTTCGGCAGGGAAATCCGAGAGGCCCGTAAGATCCCAGAAAGCACCAGGACTCGTGACGCGCTCATTTACGAAGATGTCCCAAGTAAGCGTGTCGAATCCGAAGTCACCGATTCTTGCTATGAGCGGGAAGTCCGGCATTCCGGTAAGATCCCACCACTTGCCGAGAGAGACCTTGTCCGGAGTTGCTTCGGCCATCATATTTATGCGCGATTCGAGTTCCTTGTTAATACTCTCTATCGCGTTGATGGCGAATCCATTTTGCGGCGGGTCGAACATCAGCTTGACCTTGGACGTCATGTAGGTTTGAAGCAAACCGAGTATGTCTACCCGATCCGTGAAGTCGGCCCACAACGTGGAGTTGTCCATGATGAGGAAACCACCAGTAGGTCCAAGGCCAAGCTGACTAAGAATCCCGAATACCGCATTGATATACATGGTGATGTCAAGGTCGAACGACGTGTCGTCAGCCATGACTCCGAGAGCTTTCTTGACCGAATCAAGAATGCTGGCGGGATTTGCGGGCATCGAGATTCTCCTTAGAACTGTCTAGATATGACAGGCGCTTCTTGCGCTCTGGTAAGCCCTGTCGGTGTTCGAACCCCAGACGCCGTCGACGCCCAAGGTACTGAACCCCATCTGTCCGAGAATCGTCTGAACCGCGACCACCGTGTGCTGATGCGCGAGCTTGGACGCAGGACCCCAGACACCGTCCTGCTTGGTGCCGACGACCTCCTGGGCGAACGGGACGCCGTACGGGAAAGTCACACCGCCGAAGTTCGAAGCATCGATGAGCGCGGTGAAGTGGTCGTCGGTTGCCGGCCCCCACATGTTGTCCACTGTCGTGTGAACCACGTTCTGAAGTCGTGTACAGCTAGGCCTCTGGTTGTGTGGAAGCGACGCTATGTGCTTCTGTACGAGACTGATGAACGTAATCCACGGGAAGTTGGGGCCTGGGTCCCAGTGATCGCTGACGTGGTAGACGGCGTTGATGTCGACGTGACCGGCGATGCCGGAATCGCCGGCGGCGATCTGATTTACGGTCAGGTGTCGTGGTGGGATGTTGTACTTCACGCACCACTCCGCAGCGCAGAGGGCGGCGTTGTCCATGACGGCCTGAGAGTAAGCGTCAGTCCATTGCTGTGGGGACTGTCCAGCGTAGCCGGCCATCTCGATGTTGAGGGACCACTCGTTGGTTGGGGGCATCGCCCAGGCGGTGTCCTCATCCAACACCACACGGACTCGAGTTCCGTCGTCGACGGTCCAGTGAGCCGAAGCGTCAACGGTCTTGAAGTAGGCGGCGATGTCCGTTGCCTCATGCGCGGTCTCGGGGGCTTCCGAGGTGTGCATGCCGATGATGTATGGGGTGTGACCGCCCCGGCCTTTCTCGCAGCGATCGGTCAGGTCAGTCAGGGTTCGTAGTGTCATGACTCTCGGCCTTTGACTGGAGAAACTAGCGAGAGCCAAAGCAGGCACTCGTCCAATTTTGTCAGAGCCAGCGACTTCTCTCTGCTGTTCTCGACCTGATTCTCGATGGCGACCCGGGCTTGGTTGAGCAGACTAGGTGCTGTAAACATGGTCCTCCTTACCAGAGTTTCGTGTCCCCTGCTTTGCGAACGACTGGTGGTTTCACCAGAAGCTTTTCGTCACCGTAGTGAATCGCGTTGTGTGTTCGGAATGAAGCGCAGATGAGAAACTCGGGATCGAGGATCTCGCCCATACCTTGTTCGATGTCATGGATCGTCATCGGGTTCATGTGGTGAACATGAACCTTGTCGTGGATGTCGTAACCTTCAACACCGAGATCGCAACCCCGATCGCGAGCGATCACCTCGTTGCGGACGCGTCGCCAGCTTGACGAAGTGTAGAAGAGTTGGTTGATCCATCGATCAAAGCCGAATGTCTCAACGCCTACCGACGAATGAAGCTGAAGGTAACGATAGCGTTCTTCGAAGCTTCGTATTCTCGCGAGGTCGGTGTATCGCCTGACTCGGTCACTCATCTGTTTGCTCGGGTTGACCTTGATAGCTGCGCATAGCGGCTAGAGCGTTGGAATATAGCTCTTCGATTCTTCCGCCGGCCGCAGCAGCTTCTTGCTTTGCCTCGAGCAACTTGATCTCGTGTTCGATTCTTGTTTGCTCTAGACGTTCACGGGTAGTTCCCAGCTTCAGGAAATGCGTGATCACCTGAGCTGAAGCTGTCCCTTCAGAGATTTGCTTAGCTGCCAGGTCCACAGCGGCAGCGATAAGCTGGTTCTCTCTTGCCTCTGGAGTAGTCGCTCGACGGCTTCTTGGTGGCATTGAGATCACCCCCGCTTACGGTTAGTATCCTAGTAGTTATATCGGTTTGAATGTTACTTTAGTTGGAGACACCAGGACTTCCGGGCTGGTCTGTGGTTGGGACCGACAGGTCAGGAACCGTCCGATGCGCGGGGGAGAGACATCGGATAGCTCGCCGTAGGGCCCTGGTGCCCCAACTAAGGTAACATTCAAGGGAAGACCGAGAGAAGTACGAGTCCGGTGGTCTACGCCCGTACTCCTCCCGGTGCTTCCGGCTCAGCGACCTCCGGGGCAATCGACCGCCGGGGCATTTTTCAG